ACGCGGCCGATGGCGATCGGCGCCGGCGGCGGCGACGCGCAGAGCCGTCCCGGCGCGCAGCCCGTGCTGGGCCTCGACTACGTGCCTCCCGGATATGGCAGCGGCCCTAACAGGGGGCCGTGATGCCCGATGCCGGCGTCTTCACGATCAGCGACTTCCTGGGTGGGCTGGACACGCGCAAGACTGCGCTGACGGCGCCATCGGGGACGTTGCGTATTCTTGAGAATGCCGTGCTCAACCCCGGCGGCGAAATCGAAAAGCGTTTGGCGTTCGTGCCGGTGGCGACGCTCACTTTCGACCAGTATATTTTCGGGCAGGGGGACAGCCTGCACACGTTTCGCTGGGAACTGGCTCCCGCCATCACGCCCGGGACATGTCCCGTGCCGATCGTCGGGCACACGCTCACCGGCGCGCTGGGCGGTGATCCCGTCATCCAGGATGTCGAAGCCTACACCGGCAGGTTCCAGGTCTCGATGGTCGACGGGGTGACCGGCGAGAGCGCCGTGTTCTGGGACGGGTTCCGGCTGGTCGACACCGGCCCCGGGGGTCTCCCCGCCTTCGGCAGCTACTCGCGCACGTTCCGTTCCAAGATGTATCGCATCGACGGCGAGTTCCTGCGCTTCTCGGGCATCGGCGATCCCGGCGTGCTCGACCCGGCCGCGCCCGCGCCGAACAACGGCGCCGGCTTCATCAACATCGCCGAGCAGGACCCTGATGCCGAGGAGCTTCAGGGGATGGAACTATACTACAACAGCATGGCGATCCTTTCGCGCCTGCAAACCACGATCTGGACGCTCGATCCTGATCCGGTGAAATCAGCGATCCAGCAGACCTTGCGCATCGGCACCGTGGCCCCGCACTCGATCCTGCAATTCGGGACCGGCGACGTGCTGTTCCTGTCCGACAGCGGCGTGCGCAGCCTGCACGCGCAGACGATGAACCTCTCGGCGTCGGTCACGGACGTCGGTTCGGCGATCGACCCGATTTTGATCCCGATCATCCGCGACAACCCGGTCCTGGCCGCGAAGGCGCGGGCCACCATCCAGCCGATCCAGGGGCGTTACTGGCTGCACTTGAACAGTAAGATTTATGTACTGTCCTACTTCCCTTCCTCGAAGATCACCGCGTGGAGCGTGTTCGATCCGGGCTTCGAGGTGCAGGAGTTCGCGGTCGTGCAGAACCGGGTTTTCGCGCGCGGTCCCGATGGCACGGTCTATCTCTACGGCGGTCCCACGCTCAAGGAATATGATAGCTGCAAGGTAACAGTGCGCACGCCGCATCTGGCGATCGAAAGCCCCACCACCACCAAGCGGCTCAAGTCGATCGACGTTATGTGCGAGGGCAACTGGTCGCTCGCTGTCGGCATGCTGCCGAACAACCTCGAAGCGTTCGAGTTGGTGGCCAACCTCGCGGACAACACCTATGGCGAAAAGTCGATCCCCTTCGCCGGCGTCGGTTCGCACATCGCCATGCACATGGAGCATCAGGCACCGGGGCCGGCCAAGCTCGCCGCCATCCACGTCAACCCGCAATTAGGCTGGACAAAGTAGGAAAATGGACATGTTAGGACTGATCCTGCTCGTGTTCGCGTTCGTGCTGGCGGTGTGCGCCGCCGCGAACTGGCCCGTCACCCCCAGACCAAATCTTGGCTGGGCGGCGTTTGCGTTTTTCATTGCCTACCTGCTGTTCAGCCACGCCCCGGCCTTCAGGTAGCGAGTGACGAGCGTGATCACCGTGAAGGGACCGCCGTTCGCCCGCGAGGAAGTCGCGCACATCGTGCGCAACCTGCGCCCGCGGGACCAGGCTGAAATCTACGCCCTGCGCTGGAACAACGACCCCGACCAGCTCACCGACGAGATGCTCACCGTCGCGCACGCGATGTGGCGCATCTTCTGCGTCGACGCCGAGCCGGTGGCGATGGCAGGCGTGATCCCGACCCGCCCCGGCGTCGTTTCCGCCGGGGCATTCGGGACCGAACTGTGGCCGCTTGTGGTGCGGCACGTCACCCGGTTTGCGCGCGACTGGTCGATCCCGCGTTTGCGCAAAGCTAACTGTCATCGGGCCGAGTGCTATGCCCTCGCCACCAACCACGACAGCCGCGGCTGGCTGATTTCGCTGGGGGCGGAAGAAGAAGCCTACCTGCGCGGCTATGGCCGTGATCAGCAGGATTTCATTCTCTATGCGTGGAGGCTGCAAGATGTGCATGGGCGGCGGCGGGAAGTCGGGACCAAGCTACGGCATGTTTGCTGACCCGGCGGGCAACTGGCATTACGCCGAAGAAGGCATCCCCGGCGACTATCTGGCGCGCGGCGCGACCAGCGTGTCGCAGTATCAGACCATGGCCAGCCAGGACCTTTCCGACAAGCAGATCGCGGCGCAGAAGGAAATCGCCGACAAGCAGAACGCGTTCAACCAGCAGCAGTTCGACTATCAACAACAGCAGCAGGCGCTGGCGCAGAAGCAGGCCGACGATGCGGCGTCGCGGCAGAGTGCCTACGACACCGGGCGGTCGCAGAACCTCGCCGAGGGCACCAAGTCGATCAACGATGCCTTCGCGCAGTTTAACGACAGTTATTTCAACAAGTATGCCCAGGACTACATGTCCCAGGCCGGCGATCAGGTCGGCTACCAGAAGGACCTCGCCACCAAACAAAATACCTTCGACATGGCGCGTTCGGGGCTGACCGAAAGTCAGGCGAACGCCAACCAGTTGGGGCTGATCGAGGAGACCGCCGGCCGCACGCTTGCCGACCAGACTAAGACCGCCCAGAGCGAAGCGAACACGTTGCGCACCAACGTTGCCGGCGAGAAGAACGCCTTGCTGGGACAGGTCCAGTCATCCGAGAGCCTCGGCTCGCCGATCGCCGGCAACACGATGGACGACGTGAACCAGGCCCTGCAAACGCAAAAGAGCGCCATCTCCGGGATCAGCGGCAACGCCAACGACCTCGTGGCCTCGACCTCGGGCGTGCCGCAGGTGAGCACGCTGGGGGACATCTTCGGCGGCGTGCTGGGGAGCACCGGCAGCTATCTCGGCGGCGTGCAGGCGAACACGGCGCTGGGGCGCTACTACAGCGGGGCGGGCTTGACCGGCACCAATTCGGCCAAGTTGTGACGCCGTTCGTCATCCTTTCGCTGCCAAGGAGCCGGTCGCGCTGGCTGGCGTCGTTCTTGAGTTATGGCGACTGGCAGTGCGGGCATGACGAAATCTGCCACTGCCGTTCGCTGGACGATGTCAAATCGTGGCTGGCGCAGCCCTGCACGGGCCCGGCGTGCGCGTGGTGACGATCCGCCGCCCGGTTGACGAAGTTCTGCACTCGCTCCGTGCGACCGGCGTGGTGTTCGACGACACGCTCGCGCCCCTGATGCACCGGCTCGACCGTAAGCTGGATCAGGTCGAGAAGCGTGTCCCGGGGGTGCGCTCGTTCGCCTTCGCCGACCTAAAAAGCGAGGCTTGCTGCGCCGAACTGTTCGAGCACTGCCTGCCCTACCCACACGACAACGACTGGTGGCAGCGGCTCGACCGGCTCAACCTGCAAATCAACCTTGGTCACATGATGCGGTATTTTCACGCCCACCGGCCGCAACTCGAAAAGGTCGCGAAGCAGGCGAAGCAGCGCATGCTGAGTGGCTTGCAGAAAACCCCGGAAATCGAGGGCGTCACGTTTCAAGAGGAAACGATGGCGTCCTACGATGAGGCCATCCCGCTGTTCCGGGAGCACGCGGTCATCACCGACCGCTCACCGGATGCTTACCTGTTCATCAATGTTCCCTTGCTGCGGCAGCTTGAGCGGATAGGGGCCTTGCAGATCATCACGGCCCGCAGCAACGGCAGGTTGTTCGGCTATCTGGTGTCCGTCGTCGGGCCGTCCCTGGAAGCCGAGGACAAGACGATTGCCGTGCATAGCGTGTTCTTCGCGTCACCCTCGATCCAGAACCTCGGCATGAAGCTGCAACGTGCGGCGGTAGAGACCCTGCGGGACAAGGGCGTCAGCGAGGTGCAGATGCGCGCCGGCGTGCTGGGCGCAGGGCCACGGCTGGGGGCGTTTTATCGCCGGATGGGGGCCGAGGATTTCGGCCAGCTTTACCGGCTCAGTCTGGAGCAATAGGGGCCATGGGTATCTCCGCAGGAGCAGCTTCCGCCATCGCTGCCGGCGTCAGCGCCGCGACCGCCGTGGGCGGGACCGTCATGTCCTCGCAGGCATCGGCTAGGAACGCGGCGACGATTGCCAACCAAAACCGAGCCATGGAGACCGCCCAGAACCAGGGCTTCATGCAGCGCATGCTGGCCTCGAATGCGCAGACCGAAGCGCAGCGCGCGACGATGGACCAGACCATGCAGGACAGGAACGCCGCCTTCACGCAGATGCGTGAGGGACAGATGGGGGCGATGAAACGCCAGCAGGACATGCTCGCCGCGGAGAACACCCAGGAAGATGCGCTCCGCGCGACGGGCGACACGGCGGGACAGCAGTTGCTGACGAGCACGAGCGGTCCCACGCTCGCCGCCGCACAGGACAACTCCCGGGCGCAGGCGGCGGCGCTTCTCTCAAGTGCGACCGCCGCGCCGATCCTGGGACCGACAGGGACTGACCCCAACGCCGGGCAAGCCGAAACCAAGCAGGCCACCGCGCGACGGCTGGCCGAGGCGGCCACCAACATCCGCACCTACGGGGGCAAGGTCGCCAACGTGGAGAGCTATGCCCAGCCGGGACAGACGGTGTCGGATGCGATTGCCGCCAACCGGTTCGGCATCATGCCGGCGCAGACCGCTGAGGCGCTGCTCAAGAGCGGATCGGGGGTGCGCCTCCTGCCCTCGCAGATCGAATACCAGGGCGCCACCAACGCCGGGACCGCGACCGACGCGCTGATCCAGTCGCGGGGACAAAGCGGCCTGGATGCTGCCGCGCTCTCCTATGGCAATGCCACCGACATCGCCAACCTGGGACAGCAGGACGCCAGCACGATCGCTGCCAACCGGGCGAAGCAGCAGGAAGCCGACGCGGCATACCAGGCGAGCCTGGGGAATTTGGTGACGGGTGTGGGCAACCTCGGTCTCTACGGGACCGGGTATCTCAGCGGCGGTCCCGACTGGCTGAAGAAGCTCCTGCCGGGGGGCGGCGCTGGGACCGGCAACCCCGCGGACATGGCGGCGACTAACATCGTAATCAAATAAGGTTAAG